CTACTGCCGACTTAGACACTGCTAGTTTTACTCAGTTTGACGCTGACTTTAATTATGAGACTGGTATCTATATCACATCGAGACAGAAGACAGCTAATGCTATCTCTGAAGTATTGGGGCCACTAAATTTCTGGACATTTAGTCGATCAGGCGTAATGAGTATAGGTGTGTTCTCTTTAGCGTCTGGGACTCCGGTAGAAGAGTTTACGATTGATGAAACCTTGAGAGAGGACGGAAGACCTGTATCGCGAGTTACTGGCAATGATGCTAATGCCGGCGTTCCAGTGTGGCGCTTAAATTACGAATGGGGTCGCAATTATACAGTGCAGACTCGTGATAATGTGTTTACTAGCGTTTCTTTAGAAACGGTAGCATTCACTTCTCGTGAATACCGATCTACTACCGAAAGTGATACATCTGTACAGACTCGCTATCCGCGCTCGCCAGAATTAACTGTGACGTCTCAACTGTTTAATGAAGCTGACGCTAACGCTGACAGATATAGAGTTCACTCATTGTTTAAGGCGCGTAACAACTTTTATAGGATAACAGTTAAATCCGATTTTTCGTCAAGTGTTGAGTTAAACAGTGTAATACGCTTGACATATCCACGCTTTGGTTTGTCGGCGGGCAAGCTACTTAGAGTAACCGGTATTAGGGAAAACGCATCTAGTGGGCATACCTTAATTGAGGCTTTTGGTTAGTGTTATAATGGCGATTGAATTCAATTTAAGCGCTTATTTATGTCTAATATAATTTTAGGATACCCCAATAGAGCCTCTAGCGCTAACTTTAGCGGCGGATCTTGGCGGGCATCCCTGCCTATTAGTAATGTTAAGGATAGGCGAACACTAAAGCTAGCCAGATCAACCAACGCATTAGAGGCGTCTACGCAGTTTGATATAGACTTAACTCAAGCTAGAAATATAAGTCTATTCGCATTGCGCAGGCATAATCTTTCAGAAGATTCTACGGTCAGAATCTTAGCTTCATCGGACAGTTCATTTTCAAGCACTGTTTATGATAGCGGATTTAACGAAGTATATCCTGCTGTTTTCGACACGCTAGAATTGCAATGGGAAGACTCAAATTTCTGGATGGGAAAACCTAAGAGCGAAGACATAGAAAGGTTTGTTACTTTGTATTTGCTGGTGCTTCCTGTAATAACTCAAGCCAGATATTGGCGCGTAGAAATAAAAGACACTTCAAACCCTGATGGGTATGTGGATATAGGTAGCGTCTTTGTGTCTGATAAGTTTGAGCCTGATGTCAATGTTATATATGGCGCATCCATTCAGAATACAAACAGAACTACGGTGTCCGAGTCTCAGTCGGGTGTTGAATTCTTTGATCAGCGCGAACAAAAAAGGGTAGCAAGGTTTACTCTTGATAATATGAGTTATTCAGAAGGATATCAAAAAGCATTTGATTCAACTCAAATACTAGGTGTTGATGGTGAAGTTTTGTTCTCAATGGATACGGATGATAAGGCAAATCTAATGAGAAATAGCTTGGTTGGAAGATATGTTTCTACAAATCCACTAACATTTGTTAGGTTTAATCAAACATCAATGCCATTTGAAATACAAGAGATTTTATAATGACTAGTTCATACAATTCAGACGAACAGGCTGCAAAAGCTCGTGTTGAGCTTTATAACACAAACGCTTATAATCAGACCACGAACCCATACGGTTTTGCAAATAACGGGCATAGAGAAAACCTTATTCCTGCGCTTAATGATGGCGGCGTCATACTGACTGGTGCGGGGTTGAGGTTTGCTAACGAAGCACTAGCCAGTGCAAATGAGGCCGCAACAAAAGCCGCCATGTCTGGTGCAGACTTTACCGCGACATCAAGCACATCTCTTGCTATTTCCACTGGAAGTAAAACTATAACCGTTCAAGCATCCAAGGGCTTTATCGCCGGTCAGAAAGTAACCATAGCTCAAACATCAAACCCCACTATTAACTACATGAATGGCACAATAACCAGCTATAACGCCACTAGTGGTGAAATGGTAGTTAGTATTGGGTATATTGCAGGCTCGGGTACTATATCTAGCTGGAGCCTGAGTATACAGACAGTAGCCGATTCTTTGCCATCTCAAACTGGTAATGCTGATAAGTTTTTAAAGACTGATGGAAGTAATGCGTCTTGGGAAAAAATGGACGGCGTAAACACCGCTGAACAATTAGACTACAGTGCCAATGTAAACTGCCCTTCGTCGTTCGTAGTGTCTCTCAATCCTGGCTCTGCCGGTTTAGTTGTGACCTTATCATCTTCTGATGAAGGCGATATGAAAAGACTGATTAACATCAGCAATCATAATGCTATCGTTAAAATGTCAGGCACAGGATTTTTAACTGTATCCCCAAATACTACCGCTTTCGTTATGAAAGTTGATAGTAAATGGTATACTGTTGCTGATTCTGTGGAGTCTACGAGTGGGGGTATTATATCATTTGGTGCTGGCAATGTGTTTAATAGTGGTCAAACATATGATGTATCAAAAACCCGACTAACAGATACAACGTTTGTTGTTAGTTATAGGGATGCTGCAAACAACAGCTACGGCACAAGTATATTAGGCACAGTTGCTAATGGATCTATAACCTTTGGGTCAGAAGTTGTGTTTAATAGTGGCAGTACATACGAAACGTCATCATCCCGACTAACAGATACAACGTTTGTTGTTAGTTATATGGATTCAGGTAATAGCCATTACGGAACAAGCATACTAGGCATTGTATCTAACGGCTCTATAACCTTCGGGTCAGAAGTTGTGTTTAACTCTGTTAGAACTGAGCAAATATCGACAGATAGGCTAGATGATGGGACGTTTATTGTTAGCTATAGGGATGATGGTAATGATCAATATGGAAAATGCAACTTAGGTACGGTGATACTATCATGATTATAAAAAACTCAAGCAATGTGATTGTTTACGGCAATGATTGGTCTCTATATGCTGACAAGGCGTTTAGCGAAAAACAAAACTCTGTAGATGGAAGTTTAAACTTAAATAACGCCACATATATTAATATACCGGAGCCTGCGAATTTCGTAGGCGGCCATTATAAGTATATAAGCGGCGATTTCGTACTTACAGATATTGGATTAGACGCTTACAGGAAAGTTAGCAGGAAAAAGATTGACGTCATTCGCTACCAGAGATCGACATCAAACATACCCTTTACTTGTGCTCATGGGTCATATAGTTTCTTCAAAAACACAGAAGAGATTGCAGAGCTTAAACAAGCTGTTAATGATATCAATAGCGAATCTGTAAGTTTTAATGAGGTTTCTGGTGGCTATTGGCGATCTAACGAAAACGTTAACGTCTTAATGACAGAGGCGGAGTTTAAGGATTTGTCGAGAACCACTACTCTTTACGTTGCGGGTTTGGGTAGGGAGTCTCACATCCAGAAAACCGCCATGGAGTCTGCCACAACAAAAGCTCAGATCGACGCCATTGTTGAAGCATACAAAACATACGACCCATTAGCATGAATACAAAAGCCTTTGAAAGCCTAGCCGTTCTAAAATATGGAGCGGCTTTGCTGTTTATACTTTGGTTTGGGATAAGCGCACCTACAGTCATTTTTGCTGTATGTTTGATGCTTTTCCTAAACGAGCTTGCGCTTTGGCATATCGCTCCAGTGGGTTCTATTGCGAAGCCTTTTGCTTTTATAGGGGTAGGTACTAGCTTAGCTTTGATTTATAGGCAGGTTGAGTATATGACGGCCAACGAAAAGATTGGCGAAAACTTCACCTTAGTGATGAATTTTACGCTAATAATAGCTTTGCTTTCGGGGCTTGTGTTTACTATGCGTCGTATATCAGACGTGTTTCGCACTGAGGGATGTGAGCCTACTGAGCAAGACAAGATATATTTAGTTATTAAGCGGCCTAAGACGATGCTGGATTATCTAACGTGCATTTTTGGAAGCCCTGTATCTAGCATTTCTTTCTGCATCAATAACGACTGGCTAAGATTTACAAGTAAGGATGGTTGCGCGGTTGCTTGCGATATGTCTAAGGCTAAAGGATACGCCTTTATCGATACGGGCATTACGGCTTCTAAAGAGCGACTAGAGTCGTTTAAAAAGATGAAAGGTAAGGACTGGTCTATGCGCAACAACTGCGTTACAAGCTGGTACAATGTCACCCACGGCACAATACTAGAACCTAAGCCTTGGGAGTGGTTGCCAAGCGTATATGTAACTCGTGTTTTAAGGGGATTGAAGAAATGAAAAAGTTAATCGTTTCAGTAGCGTTTGCTATGGGCTTGTCTGGTTGCGCGTCTCTTGATGAGATTAAGTTTAGCCGCGCTGTTGCGTGTAAAGTTACCAGCGAGCAAGGCCGGGCAGATCTGCGCAAGAAGTACGACCTGCCAACCGATATTTGCGGTGATCTGAATTGAAATTTCGTAGTGGGTTTAAGTACCAGCTCGCAGAGACAGAAGTGTGGCTGCTGGATTTTAAACCTAAGAAAGACGTGGTAACCAAATTTTGCAGTTTAAACACTGAAGGTTTGCTACGCCTCGAAGAAGGCTTTGCTTGGGATGGCGCAAGCGGGCCGGTAATTGACCGGCCATCTAACCAAGCGGCTAGCGCTGTTCACGACGCACTATACCGTATGATGCGCAAGGGATTGATTGATCATCATCGTTGGCGCGAGGCTGATATGGAGTTCGCTAAAGTCATGCGAAAGTGCGGCGCTTGGTCCATTACTATACAGGCAGACTTGGCTGGGCTATGGCTTGTTCAAGGTAGGGCTGCTCTACCCGAAAATAAAGCGCCGGTGTTTTGTGTGCCGTCTGGTAATACCCCGCTATAGGCGGGGTGGTTTTTACATACAAGTCTTGCAATTTACAATTTTTGGATATTTGCCGTTTTCGTCTATAAGTAGCTCGCTTATTTTTAGCTCTCCTATTCTTTTTACGGCCTCGTCAATAGTTGATGGCGCTAAATTTCCGCCAGTGGTAGACATCCAGAATTGTTTAAATCTATCCTGAATGCCTTTATTTCCCTCAACTGGTCGCCAATCGCTGTAAGTCATAATGCCGCATTGGAAGTTGATTCTAAGCGTATTTTTACCACTCTTCTTCGATTTGTAATTGCGCGCGTTAATACTGTCTACAACCTTCCATGAAGGCTCTTTGTATTCTGTCAGAATACTGGCTGTACTAGCTTGCGTTCCGTGGCTTGGCGCTGTCTGCATGGCAAATAAAGCGCCACAATGTGGGCATTCGGTTAGTGACGCCGGAACAGGTTGTTCACATTGCCAGCACTGCTTAATTGGTGCAGAACCGGAGCCTTTCATTTTCTTGGGTGGTGCTTCGATAAACTCAATTGGCCCAAATCGCTCGATATTCTCCCCATAATCCAAAACCATGCAGTCATTCTTATCTGGGTGCGTTCTCATGCCGCGACCTAGTATCTGAAGCCAAAGCCCGCTTGATTTAGTGGATCGCAAAATAATTAGCAAATCTGCGTTCTTCGCATTGAATCCAGTTGTTATTACCTCGACTGAAACCAAGCATTTTAGCTTATGACTCTTAAATAGCGATATAAGCCTATCACGCTCATCTTGAGGTGTATAACCGCTAATAACGGCTGATTGTATCCCTCTTGCGTTTAGCCTCTCACATACGTGATCAGCGTGACTGACGCCGCTACAGAAAACAAGCCAGCTTTTTCTATCCCGCCCATGATTTAACGCGTCATCTATAGCTGCGTCTGTAAGGTAATCGTCATCCATCATTTCCTGAAGGGCTTTCTCATTGAATTCACCCGCCTTGCTGACTTTTATTTTCGAACTATCAACTTGTGCGGATGTTTTAGGCGTGATAAGCCTAGATAAAAACCCCTCGTCGAGTAGAGTTTTGATTTCTATCTTATAAAAGATGTCATCAAATATACCTTCTCCAACCAACGGACCATCAAGCTTCCACGGCGAGGCGGACAGTCCAATAATCCTAATGTAAGGATTAAATTTCTTTAGCTCATCAAATAGCTGAAGATACATACCTTCGTTTTTAGTTGGCACAGCTTGGCACTCATCAACTAATATTAGGGATACTGGCCCAAAGATATGCGCTTTTTTATATATAGACTGAATTCCTGCAAAAATAATGCTGCTCTCGTTGTCCTTTTTCTTATACGTTGCGCTATAAATACCGGCGCTTGCGTCTGAGTATTGCTCCTTTAGCTCGTCATAGTTTTGAGAAAGCAGTTTTGTTATGTGGGTTAAGCACAGTATTTTATGGCTTGGCGCTACTTCTAAAGCTTTTCGGCATATCTCGGCCTGAATAAGACTCTTTCCGCCAGCGGTAGGTACCTGAATAATGCCGTTTCCGCTGGAATTTTTCAGGTAATTAATGGTTTCGTCTATAGCTTCCTGTTGATACCATCTTGGGATAAGTGGCATTTAGTTCTCCTTATAAAACTTTTCGGCATCTATAAGTTTGCTATTAAACTGCTGTTTAACAGCTAGCAAAAGCTCATCGTACAAAAAACCATTATTCTTTGCAAGGTAAAGCTCATTGCTATCAAACTCACCGCATTTATCGCCGTTAACGTATTGGTGATTATCGTCTGTTCGGTATGTAACGCTACCTGTAGCCTCGTCAAAGCTAATAGCATCTCCCGGAAGTAGATCAGGGTTAAACCTGTGACAAGGGTAATACGACTCCATATGCAAAATGTCTGTAAAGTCTTTCCCGTGTTTGCTACAGCTTGCCCGCTGATTTCCGTCCGTATGAAACGTAACGTATGCGCAATTTCTGCAACTTGGCTCCGGCACTTCTTTTTTATGGCAAACGTCGCTAACTGAGCAGAATTTGCAATTGAAATTGTCTGGCCTATCGCTAATAGCGATTGGCATCCGGTCTGTTGTAATAATGTTGTGAGCACGCGCTTGAGATTCAGTGAAATATTTTTCGTTAAATGGCGTTTCAATAATAATCTCATCTCGTCCGCCGGGCTTTGTGATGCTAGTTAAGTGCCGGTGAACACCTGTAAGCCCCATGTAGGATTGCGCTTGCGCGTAATATTTTATATTCCAGTTAAACAGGCACGTGCTTTCGTTTTCTTGATGTTTTTTTGTTGGCCAGCTTGCGCTGCACTTTCCCTCCCATACAAACTTGGTGTTTTCCTCTCCTGCCACGCCTCCATGAACTAGCCCGTCTAACAGCCCTTTAAACCAGCCCCCACAGCTATTGACCTGAATCTGTTTTCCGGTTTCATAATCCTTAACTTGTAGCTGAACACCCGCATCGATCCAGCGCTGAGCAGTCGTGTCTTCCGTTTTGTGTCCGTCATCAAACATTCTTAGTGTTTTTGCAGGAAACTTGTCGCCTTCGTTTTTGCAATGGCGAAAACCCAGCCATAGCTCTCTATCGCACTTGCTGCCAATGATTCCGCCAGAGATTGTTTTCTGCTTGTAGCTATTGTTGCCTTTTTGCTCTATTGTTTCGTTTATTTTGTTTAATAAAGGCGCATGCTTCATAAATCCTCCACAAACTAAAAAGGCGCATTTCTGCGCCTTTGGTTTTATTTATATATTACTAAGCCCAG